TGCAGCTTCTTGTGGCAGGTTTAGTTCTTTAGCGACATCACCGAAAGCAGTTAAGACTTCGGGGTCGAGTTCATCTGGAGCGTCAGCTACTTTAGAATTAAACTCGTATTTTTCAGGTGCACCTTCTGGTGTTTCTGATTCGCTAGTTTCACTTTCAACAGTGGTTTCATCCGAAACTTGTTGATCCTGTACACTTTCGGCTTGCTGCTCAGTGTCAGTAGTTGCTTCAGTTGATTGCTCAGTTGTTGCGTCTACTGGCTGTTGAGTCTCGCCTTCATTTGTTTGGTTGGCTTCCGTCATCAGCGTCTCTGACATTTTTTTGTTCCTTGATCATTGTCGGATATAGTTCTGGGCAGAGAGAGTGAACCAAGTTAAGGATCTGCAAACCATAGTTTCTGTTACCTTCGCTAAATGACATTGCCATTGCGTTGGTGTTAAACGATGATCGAAATACACCTGCTTGCTCCAGAAGTCTCCAGACTAATCTGCGACCCCTCTTGCTGCTCATGAGCCACTTAATATCTGATTCCTCGTTCTGTCGGTCAATTTTTTCTACAAACTTTTTAGTGTCCTTAGATTTTTGTTGACTTTTAAGATCGAGGGGATTGTATTCGCTCATGTTCTAATATATCTAGTTACTACTGTGTTACGGTCACACCTATGCCTGTTTTGGGTACATTTTTTTTGCAGTTTTTGCAGCATCTCTAAATTGTTTAGCTGTAGGTCTACCTTTTTCACCCTTTTTTTTCATACGTTCTTTAGAACCACCTTTAATTCTTTTACGTTTTGCGTGAATGTTTTCGTATAAACTCATTTGTCACTACCGCCATACAAAATTCTTGTAATCCTATCAATAGCACTTTCTCCTTTATCTTTTTTCTTCTTTTTATTTTTATTGTGTTTTTCTATCATGTCTCTATACCTTTTTTTATAGTCAGGTGACATGTTTGTAAAATTAGGATTTTCCATTTAAACCTCCAAAGGTGATGGTGAATTGTAGCCACTAAACTGATTTATAAGATCCATTGCATTACCTGCATCAACCTTACCAAGTTTGGCCATATTGTCAGCAGCTTGCTGTTGTTGTTCAGCCTGTGCTGCTGCCTGTTGTGCTTTTGCTCTTGCTTGTCGGACTTTAGCTACCTGTGGGCCGGGAACTATTAACGATGGATCTACTCCCAACATATCTGCATAGTTATCAGCCCATGAGTCAGAATCAAATTTATCTAATACATCAGGTTTCATCTGGGCAACCATACCCATGCTATTAACATATCTATCTACACTATTAGTTCCTATTGCACGTTGTGCTTGGGCCAACATAGATACAAATTCTACGTTTAATTCCATGCCCTGTAACTCTGGTGGGGCAGGTGGCACTAAATTATTTTCCAGCATTCTGTTAAACGTGATATCAATTAACGGATCTAACAATTCATTATGTAATCTTTCCAGTACTGGCCCTAACATCAGCAGTTTTTCTTCATGACGTTCTGCTACTTCTGTTGCAGTCATCCTTGTATCAGTAGCATTTGCCAACATTAAAAACAAATCAGCATAAAAACTACCATTAATACGCTGTCTTACGTCCTGTATGTCAGCTAATAAATGATTTAAATTAAGGTTTACGTTAAATGCTGTTTCAATTTTGCCCTGTTGACCATCAATAAAAGTAACACCGCCCGGAAGACTGTCTACATCACGGTTTTTAAGGTAGCTAGGTACTTGTAATGGTGGCTTTGTTTGGTAATCAATGCCCTGTGCCTTGCGTAATTGCTCATGTTGTAACTGTTTTATGTCACCTAATGCTTCCATTCCCGGTGAATTACCATAAATATCACCACCTGCAACACCCCATCTTGGCACAACTGCCGGAAATTCTTTGTATCCACTTTCTCGTAGCACTTGTTCTCCATCACCGCCTTGCTCAAAGTAACAAGATTTAAATGCCATGTTGGTATTATCTTTCTTTTTAAAATCACGTTCTCTATCATCCCTTGGTTCTATAGCATGGATAATGGTTACATAGCTATCTAAGTTACCCCTGTCGAACAGATTTTTAACGGACGTTGAACATTTGTTATATCCAAACTCTCTTACCAGTTCTCCTACCGTTTTCTGAAACTCTCTGTACAAAGTGTTTACTCTGCCCTGATAATCTGTAGCAATTGCATATTCTCCTACAGTTACTGGATAATGATGGATAGCAGCTTTAGCATCAGGCAATATAATTGACCCTGCTGTTCCAAATGCTCCCAATTCTTCATACATCCCATGTAATGTTCGGTATGTATTGGATTTCGTAAACACCAATTGCATACGTTCTGTAACGTCATTAAGCCATAATTTGACAGGTGCATATCTATTAAGATCAGGATCAACCGTTCCAAGTCTGAACCAAGGTCTTGCAGGGGATGTAGCACCAGCCATCATGCCAGCACCCAGTGTTCTTAATGCTCTTGTACCAGTATTGTCATATATAGAGTTATGTCTTCTATGACCTTTGTTTCTGTCCTGTACAAAATATCGTCCGTTTCTTGGCAGTAAATATGTAGTGACTTCTTGCCAATGTGACCACCAAGTAGCCCTTTCTGATCTAAGATGCCCCCACCTTGTCAGTAGTTTATCTCTCTTGGTTTTCATTGATTAACCGCCTAATAATGTGTTTTGACTAAGGTTTAATTCACTAGGATCTACTCCCATACTGCCAGTTAATAATGTTCCTGATGCTCCTTGTTGTGATGATAGTTCACTAGCATCCAATGCACTTTCAACATCTACATTTTGTCGGTTAGCCCTGTTGTATTCTTGCTCACTTCTTTGCTGTTCTGCTGTAGCACGTTGTTCTGCACGTTCATTAGCTTGTCGTTGGTCTTCTAATGCTTGTTGTTGCACCTTTCTTTGGTTGTTAGCTGAACTAACTGCTACAACTGTAGATCCTACCGCTGCAATTGCTGCTACAATTCCCATCTCATAACTCCTTGGAATAAATAATGTCTTGTACACCGTATTTGATTCTTGGCAACAAGGCTGACAAAGTGGTGTTTTCTTTGCAATGCCATAGCATTAGTTTGCATCCAAGGGATGTTGCATGATTTTCGGTTTCCCTAATCAATCGTAAACCAATTCGTCCTCCCCTATGCTCCTTGCTGATAAACAACAAATCGTTTTGGGCTATACGAAGATCGGCATAATGCAAATGATTAGTGACGAAATTAACAGAGTAACCAATTAATACATCATCTTGCCTAGCTGAAAGAATAAAGATTTGATGAGCATCTTCCATTTTCCGATACGTCATCTCGTCTGGCTTTAGCTTCATTACTTCTTTGTTTCGAGCAATTTCCGTGTAATGCTCTTCAAACAAGATTGTTGCTTCAGCTAACATCTCATCAACTGTGGCGAGTTTGATGTCAATCATTGACTACTCCACATTTATCAAATGTAACGGCACTATCGCCAGTTACGGTCACACCATTCATAGAAAAATACTCGGTTATACAATCAAATATTATATGCACTCTGTCTGTCATGCCAACATTGTCCGCTGTATGTACTTTTTTATGGTTAAACCACCAGACTTCTCCTACCTCAAACTTTTGCTTCTGATCTCCGCAAGTTTGGCTACACCATTGGTTACTTTGCAACACAATATGAAACCTTGAGTAGTGGTCTGCATACAATCCTTGGTCATTATGTTTCGTTACATGACCACTAGGTTTGAGATTAACAACAAGTACCCTACCCATCTCCTTAACTTCTAGTTTCTCCAGTATTGGTCGCATTAATGGTACTAATGCATCCTTTAAATACTCCATGCATGGGTAATCATACGATCCTAAATCGTGCATGACGTAATACAAACTCATTTTTAATGGCCCTCTGACGTATATACATTCCGTATCTTTATGTGGTGAGTTACTAGTCTTTTGTCGTGCTGTTATTTCTGTCCATAACTCAGGCTTATCCTCCAATAATTTAAGCAGTGGTTCTACATCTAGACCTTCTGCTACACGGATGAAGTTACATTCTGGTGTATGGGTCATATTCCTTCTTTTGTGTAGTCTCATTACGTCTTTTGATGTATATATCCTCTGGTTGTTTCTTGGCTACTGGGAGGGCAAAGGTTAATGCTAGAGCATCAGCTAGATCTGGTGACCCTGCCCCCTGCAATCTCTTCTTTATTTGATCCTTAGATTCCAATACTTTCCTACCCACATTGTCGTACCAATATATCGGTGTTGCTAACTCTTGTTTTAGTGCAGTGTCATTCGGGATTGCACCTCCTTCTTCTATCCATTCCTTCATTAACCACCACATCTCTGTTCTACGGTTGATGTATTGCTCTGGTTTGGTTGCCTTACCTCCAAATGGTATTTCTATAACGTCATATGACAACTGCCTTAGTCTGTCGATTACACCACTACCTGCACCTGCATCACAGAACACTGCATCTGGATCATGTTCCTCTATCAGGTTGGCTATCCTTGCAGCTAGATCCATGTTGTCTACACCTCGATAGACAATAGGCTTGAATCCTTGTTTGCCTTGCCTACGGAACACTACAGATCTGTCATCCCCAAACCTTGCTGGGTCGATACCAAACACTACTGGAGAGAATCCTACATCTGCCTTCTGGTATACACGCTGTGCTGCTACTTCGGTGTCTGCCAATGCAATAAGTTGATCATCACCTGCTGCACTGAAATCACATAAATACTCTCTTGCAAACGATGTCTCACTCATGTCTCGTTTAAGACGAGTTACCTCATCAGGATGCAAGCTATCGGTATCGTATACCGTGAATCTTGCAGCAGTCCAATCTTCCTCATCCATCGCTTTGTAATACAACTCAGAAAACAAGTTGATACCACTCGGAGTTCCTATAAAGATAGACCAACCTAGACGGTCACTCAACGCTGGTTGAACGATATCTGTCCATAGCTCATTCTTTAATTGCGAAACCTCGTCCAAAACTATGCCATCAAGTCGCAGTCCTCGCATGGCATCTGGGTTATCTCCACCAAACAATCTAATGATTGCTCCATTATGTTTAAACCTTACCGATAGCTCACCCTCATTAATGTCTATGACTGAGTTCCTACGCAATGGTTCGATCTTCTGCTTAAGTCTTGCCCATGCAATAGCTTTAGCCTGTCTCAGAAATGGGGCAACATAGACAAACATGGCTAACTCTTTATCTGTCTTTATGGCCTTATCAATCAATTCCATTATTGCCAGTTCTGTCTTGCCTGATCGCCTGTGTAAAGCGTAAACACTAAACCTTTGTTTCTTTACATGACATTGCTTTTGCCATGCTCTAGGGGTGTAGTCAAGGCTTATATTGCTCATCCTTGAGGTATGCCAGTACTGATAGTCAAATTAATATCTCCCTTTGCAGCAACGTCCACTCTATCGCCATAGCGAGAAGGGAACCACTTAGATAATAGTTTCAATGCAACATCACTTTTGGCCTTTTGTAGAGCCACCCAGCCCGGATCTATGCGTGGATTATCTCCTCCTATCATCTCAGGAGTTTCGCTCATTATTTCCATAATAGAATCAGCAATCATATCTGATCCAACCTCGCGCGCACGCACGAAGCGTTCATTAAATTCATTAGATTTATTAAGCCAATTATAAATAGTAGTAAAAGCAGGTTTATTTTTTTGACGGCAATAAGAGCGCAAAGTATTACCAGAAGAAATCCAAAACAAAACCTCTTCAATAATAACTGGATCAGGTTTAGCTATTGGCCTACCTAACTTTGATTGTTTTGAAACGATCTGGGTAATCTGCTCTTCTTTCATAACGGCAAATTTTAGCGATTGTATGTTTATTTAGATTAAAAATTTTAGCCAAGGTCGAGTAACCTATACCGTAGTCTTCGTGAAGATCCCGTAAGGCATCAACGACAACATCAGTAATTTTAGGATTATGATTGTGATGATCAGATCCTATTCTGTAACCTTTTTGGTTGACCCCTATAACTTTAAGCTTAGTTTTAATAGCTGTAAGGGTCATTTAAAATATAAATAAAATTACTCATAATATAGAGAAATAAAGAAAGTATCGCAACAACTGAAATTAATTTGTTGACAAGTGTTAGGATTAGTGCAACACTATAAGTATCGGTTGTCCGCCGATTTGTCACTTACTAATTTAATTAACAACACAATGGAAACTTTCACACCTAACGAAATCAGAGACCAAGCCCAGTTATGGTTTGAGACACACGCAGGCACTTATTCAAGATTACTTAAGCGTACTAAAGCAGAAGGCAAAAGAGCATTTGTAGTATTTTGCGACTTAATGCTTGGAGTTGATTACAGAGATATCAAAGGCCAAAACAAAGTTGCTTTTATTGATTCTTTTATGACCAGTTCAATCAATTCTAGAATTACTGCACAGCAACTAGTAGCAGGTTCAGTTGAATACAAAGAATTAGTTGACGCATACTTGGGTGAATAATTTCACCCTTTTTTTTATCCAAATTATTTTTTTAAAGACCATGTACGAACAAACACGCCAAACTTCAGATTTGCGAGATGAATTAACCGACAAGTTAAGAGATCTTAATTACACGGATTATCAACTTATAGAATCATTTGTAAGATTCCTTCCACAATCACAATTGGAAGAATTACAAGACTCAATCCAAAGGGAGGAATTCTAAATGACCACTATTCAAGAAATTATTGCTAAATTAAATTACCTAAATGGTAATAGCAAAAATATGCCATCATCTGTATGGCTATATGAAATAGAAAAGTATGAATCTTTATGGTGTAATCATCCAGATAATCACAAAACAAGATTTGTAGAAAATTCTAAAACTATGAAATTAGAAATGATAGGAGGTACAAAGTAATGACCACAATTACCGAACCAAAATTCACTTGCAATGTCAATTATCAATTTGACATAAGTTTAGAAGACCTTAAATGTTTATTTTGCACTATGGGTCAAGGGTCAGGCTATTGGGCTACAGATGTTATGGTAGGTAACATTTTATTAGAAGAAGATGAAGAGGGAGTTATTTATATCAAATCAGGTCAAGATTATGAGCATCAAGGTTGCTGTATGTGGCTAAAAGAATTAACTCTTGATAGTCCTATAACAGTAGAAGATATAGAAGAAGACAAGCATCAATTTGTAGTTCAAGATGTTTTAACTGCTATAGAAAAAATAATATCAGGTAAAACTGATTTAAATAATGATGATTGCAATAGTGTTTTTGAAGCTTTTAAAGACAATGATTTAAGTCTTATAGATGCTTCAGTAGCAGATTCTATATTGCAGATAATGACCTACAACACCCTTGTATATGGATAGACCTATGACCTTTATCGCATTCCCTTATTTACTTTTATTCCTAATCCTTATTTGACATGGACACATTTTATTTACAAACAATTTCTGAGTACAACAATTCTCGTTACCAAGAAAACGGCTACAAGAATAGATACGAATACTTGGATTATTTACGAGATGAGTATGGTGCAGACAAAGTCAATGCATTGCTTACAGTTCTCCCACCATCAGAAGACTTTGATGGCTTAGTAACTGAATTGGAGGACAACTAATGCAAAGAATCAACCACAACATCGACAAGTACATCAACTGGAATGATCCTGACTCAATAGAAAACTATTGTCCAGAAGATCAATTTGAGTATGTACCTGATGATCCAACGATTAGAGATCATGTATTAAATTTTTTATTTGATTACATAATTGATCCAATCAGAATGTTTTTAATAAAACGATTTTACATTTTCCGTTACAAACAATCTGAGGGTTAACCACCCTCTTTTTTTTGCCCAATTACTTGAATTAATGTTGCATTTATGGCAATATAGAACTATGGAAACAACTATTAAAACACCTGTCCAGATTGCTATCTCAGAGTTTGGTGGAGTCCGACCATTAGCTAGAGCTATACATCGTGACCCTGCATCTGTATGCAAGTGGCAGAAAGGAGATGGAACTATACCAACTTCTATCCAAAAGAAATTACTGGAGACTGCATGGGATAGGGGATATCAAATCTCAGCCCATGAAATTATTTTTGGAAGAGAATGAAAAAAGAAAACAATTTACCTAAAGTATGGAATAAGGCAAAAACAAACAAATTTCCAGAAGGTACATTATGGTTTAATCCAGATTACGCAGAGAAATTAAAAATATTTAAAAACGGAGAGTGGGTAGAAACAGATCCATTTGAAAATTTAGAAGAAAGGAAAGTAAAAAAATGAAATGTTACTGGTGTGACTCAGACCTTATTTGGGGTGGTGATATTGATGTCGATGAGTCATTGCCCCAGCATGAAGAGTTTTCAGTAATGACTAATTTATCTTGCCCCAGATGCGAATCTCAGGTAGAAGTTTTAAAAAAACGAGATGCCTTTGATTAACTAATATTTGTCATATGTTGCATTATGTGCTACACTGGTTTATGAGCAGGTAACTGTCTCACTTCGTCACTTACAAATTTATTATTTACAAAACGAATGACAACTTCAACAAAAAAGTCAACTAAAAAAGTTGAGTACAAACAACAAGACAGACAAGTAATTGCTTTCTGTTTTATAGGCCACGGTCAATACACATGGTCTATTGGCAAAGATCCAAACATTGTACACGCTACTAGATGCGTAAGAGAAGCTAAACGTATGTTTAAGCTTAAAGGTTGGCAGGTTGTACCAGTATCTATTTTCGACATTGAAGATTGCGAAAACTGGGCATTTGATGGCATGACTCTAGTTGATTGCGACAAGCAAGATAAAGAGTCAGAAGACTACAAACAAGGTCGGTACTATCGTGAATTTGCTGGCTGTCCATCTTTAAAAAAGATAAAGGACTTGGAAGTAGTTTCATGACTATTCAAGAAAAACTACAAAGGTTGGACTATTTGTCCAGCCTTCCTTATCTTGATCACACATCAGAAGATTGGGATGAAGAACTAAGACTCGAATGCGAGTTAGACCACCTTAACCAATTAGACAAATGAGAAAACATACAATCACCGTCTACACCAATGACGAGTATTCACTTTACGACATTCTTAATGAAGTCAGGTCTGAGATAGACCGCAAGGTCTTTGATAGGACAAACATCAGACAAAGAAAATTTTCTGGCTCACATGAAATAGAAAAATCTACTGATAGTCCTACATGGAAATACTATGGACATTACGAAACAGTCGCATCATGGGAATCTAATGTAGTTCCTGATTCAGAATTTATTCAATTTCAAAAGGAGAAAAATTAATGACCAACACAGTTTCATACCCGATTACAGACAAGCAGTCGTGGTTAGAGAATCGCTTGCTTGATGTCACCTCAACTGAGGTATCAGCATTGTTTGATTTAAACCCATACCAAACAGAGTTTGAACTTTATCACCAGAAAAAAGATAAGGTCGTTATCAACATTGATGACAACGAACGCATGGCATGGGGCAGACGCTTAGAAGATTCAATTGCACTTGAGTTTGCCGAACGCAACAAACTTAAAGTTGAGCCTTTTGATGTCTACCTTCGTAACCCAGATACAAGGATGGGTAGTTCTTTTGATTACAAAATTGTATCTGAAAAAGAACCTATGATTCTTGAAATAAAAAATGTAGATGGTATGGCATACCGCAAGAACTGGATTGAGCATTCTGAAGACAACATTGAACCGCCCGAACATATCGCACTCCAACTTCAATACCAGTTAGAAATTACTGGTTACAACGTGGGTTACATAGTTGCTCTTGTTGGTGGCAACACTATGAAAGTAGTCCGTAGTAAAAGAGATCCTGAGATTGGCAAACTTTTAACTGATAAAGTTAAAAAGTTTTGGGAAAAAATTAAGTTAGGTGTTGTTCCTGATGTTGACTACACCAAAAATGCCCAGTTCATAATGAAAAATTTATGTAACCAAGCAGACGCAGGTGTAGTTCTCGAAGCAGATGAAGACGTTGACAAACTGGTTGATGACTACAACGCAGTTAACAGGGAATACTATGCTCTTGGTAAAACCAAAGATGCAATCAAGGCACAAATTTTAGAACTAAGTCAAAATGCATCTAAGATTGTTTCTCATAATGGAACAATTACTTGTGGCATGACTAAAGGATCTAAAGGAACATTAATCACACCCGAAATGGTGGGAACATATTTAAACCCACGCAAGGGTTACCGCCAGTTCAGACTTACACAACCAAAAGGAATTTAAAAATGACTTCATCAATCACACCACTTGTAGCCATGCAGGGAACTTTAGAAAAAATGGCAGAAAAATTTTCTGAAGCTTTGCCAAGGCAAATGGATGTAAACAAATTTATTAGTGTTGCTAAGTTAACGCTAAATAAAAATCCAAGATTATTACAGGCAGACAAAACAAGCTTGATGCAAACCTTTATGAAGGCAGCACAAGATGGATTGTATCTGGATGGCAAAGAAGCAGCAGCAGTTCAGTATGGGCAGTCAGTCCAATACATTCCTATGGTCGAGGGAATCATTAAGGTATTACATAACAGCGGTCTTATAAAAACTATTTCTGCTGAAGTTGTATACGAAAATGATTTCTTTGATTACGAACTTGGAACTGCACCAAAGATTACTCATAAACCTTTGATAATTGGTGACAGGGGCAAACCCATGTGTGTCTATGCTGTTGCGATAACAACTAATTTAGGTGAGTACTACGAAGTTATGAACATGGATCAGATAAATCAATGCCGTCAGGTATCAAAAGCTAGTTCATCACCTCATAGTCCTTGGGTAAAGTGGTTTGACCAGATGGCAAAGAAAACTGTTATCCATAGAATTGCAAAACGACTACCAAAAAATGATGCGATTAATTCTGTCGTGACAATAGATGATGAGCCTAATTTCCAACAGGCAGTAAACGTTACACCTTCAGAACCAAAAGATTCTCTATCAAGATTAAGAGATTCAATTGGTATGGAAGGTAAGGATGTAGAACAAGCAGCTAATGACCTGCTAGAAAAATACAACAAAGAGGAGTAATGCATTTTTATTCCTTTAACATTGGCGATTACATAAGCCATACCCAGCACCTGACCAACATGGAAGATCTTGCATACAGAAGATTGCTGGATCATTACTACTTACATGAACGTCCGTTGAACGAGGATGTAGCTTATGTTGCACGCAAGATCAACATGAAGGATAATGTGTTAGAAGTGCAAACTGTTTTGGAAGAATTTTTTAAATTAGTAGTTGGCAAAGGATGGATTAATCCAAGGGCTGATGAAGAAATAGAAAAGTACCAAAGCAAGGTGCAGTCAGCAATTAGAGCAGGTAAAGCATCTGCTCTTGCTAGATTGAACGTCAGTTCAACAGTGGTTCAACCAAACAAGAAACAAGAAACAATAAACAATAAACAAGAAACATATAATAATAAGACGCTAAAGCGTCCTCGTAATGTAAGTAAAAAAACATGGGATGATTTCTTAGTTCATAGAAAAAATAAGAAAGCACCATTAACAGAAACTGCTTTTATCGGTATAAAAAACGAGGTTAAAAAAACTAGTATCAGTTTGGAAGAAGCATTAGTTATGTGCCAAGCAAGAGGATGGCAAAGTTTTAAAAGCGATTGG